GTTTCCGGAAACTGGGCGGTGCTGGCAATGACTACACAATTTCTGGCGGCGAGATCACTTTCGCCACGGCGCCGGCAGACGGCGAGAACATCGTGGCGGATTACCGAACGGCCTGATTTATGGCAGCTACAGTAGGCGCTCCCAGCAACATCATCGGACTGACCAGCGCGTTGGCCGCTGTGACCACACGCTTGGGCGCTTCGCAGTTGTCCGTGAGCCAGACCGACCACGGACTAGCGGTGGGAAACCCTGTCCGGCACAACGGGACCAGCTACGTAAAAGCGCAAGCAAACGGAGTGGCCCAAGCAGAAGTTCTGGGGGTTGTGAGTGCAGTCGCCGATGCGGACAATTTCATCGTAACATTGCCAGGCAATGTGGTCGCTGGGCTAAGCGGGTTGACGGCAGGGTCCGTTGGATTTCTGTCTTCCGTCACAGCCGGCGAAGTGCTGGAGACAGATGCACCAGACGGCACTGTATCCAAACCAGTGTGGGTGGCGCTGACCTCTACTACGGCGTTGATTGTTGCCAGCAGAGGTATTTACAAGGTATCGGGAACGTCCCCAGCCACGGACATCTACAACGAGCCGGTGGGAGTGGGCACAGTGGACGGCACGGAGACCGTCTTCACCCTGGCACAGACCCCGGCAGCCAACTCACTGCGATTGACGATGAACGGTGTGTTGCGGCGGGTGGATGTGGATTACACCCTGAGTGGGGTTACGGTTACCTTCACGGTGCCGCCCCCGGTGGACTCCTTGATTCTGGCCAGCTACGAGATTGACTGAGCATGACTACGATTGAGCTTTTGGCCGCTGAACTCTCCCTCTACGGGGTGACTGGACCGGCTGGTCCGCAAGGCCCACAGGGCGATACCGGCCCACAAGGCCCGGCAGGTGCGGACGGTTCAGCGGGGGCTGACGGGGCCAACGGTGCGGACGGTGCACCGGGTGCGGACGGGGCCAACGGTGCGGACGGTGCTGATGGAGCCACGGGACCGCAAGGCCCACAGGGCGATACCGGCCCACAAGGCCCGGCAGGTTCCACAGGGGCCAGCGGTGACAACATTTACGTTGCCTACGCCAGCGACGACAGCGGGACGGACTTCACCACCACCTTCGACGCCAACCTCGATTACATCGCTATCCTCAAGACTGGCACCTGGATCGAGACTCCGCAGGCATCGGATTTCACGGGCTTGTGGAAAAACTACAAGGGTGCCACGGGTTCGACTGGATCTGCGGGTGCCGATGGTGCTTCGGCGTATGCCTACATCGCCTACGCCAGTGACGACAGCGGAACGGACTTCACCACCACTTTTGACGCCAACCTCAACTACGTTGCCATCGTCACCAGCACGACGGCATTGACGCCGGTGGTCGGAGACTTTGCTGGACTATGGAAGAATTACAAAGGTGCTACGGGGGCTACCGGCGCAGCCGGGGCCGATGGCGCGGCGGGTGCGGACGGGGCCAACGGTGCGGACGGTGCTGATGGAGCCACGGGACCGCAAGGCCCGGCAGGTTCCACAGGGGCCAGCGGTGACAACATTTACGTTGCCTACGCCAGCGACGACAGCGGGACGGACTTCACCACCACCTTCGACGCCAACCTCGACTACATTGCAGTGCTGAAGACTGGCACTTGGATTGAGACCCCACAGGCTTCTGATTTCACAGGTTTGTGGAAAAACTACAAGGGTGCCACGGGTTCGACTGGATCTGCGGGAGCAGCAGGCGCAGATGGCGATGCCGACGCCTATACGCCCACCACTCCGTCCGACTGGGACGGCACCGCACCCACCACGATTGGCGAGGCGTTGGACCGTCTGGCTGCGCTGGTAAAAACACTCAACGGCGGCACTGGGCCGTAATCTATGCCTGACTTTTCATCCATCTCGTTGATTGGCCCACAGGGGCCGACCGGAGCCACCGGTGCCCAAGGCCCGGCAGGCGCTACCGGAGCCACCGGTGCCCAAGGCCCGGCAGGCGCTACCGGAGCCACCGGTGCCCAAGGCCCGGCAGGCGCTACCGGAGCCACCGGTCCGGCTGGCCCATCCGGCTTAGATCCTGCGGAACTGTTGTCCCACATGATGATGCGCGCCTGACCTATGATACTCATTGCTTCAACCCACACCTTGGAGGTCGTCCTGACGGCGGCCAAGACCGCCAACGACATGCCGGTGGTCGGCGCGTTCGTGAACCACAACAGCAGCTTTTCGGTCACGGCCCTGACGCCGATTGTGACCACCACCAACGGCACCACGGTGGCAACCGCCGTGGCCGCAGCGGCCAGCGGCGAAGTGCGCCAGGTAAAGTCGCTCACCGTCTTCAACCAGGACACGGCGAACAAGACGGTGAAGGTGCAGATGAACGCGGTATCCGGTGGAGCCAAGAGCGTCATCATCCAGGCATCCCTGGATGTGGGTGACTGCCTTCAGTTTTCGGACACTGACGGCTGGTTCGTGTTGAACAGCATCGGACAGGTCAAGACTGGTGCGGCAATCGCCTTGGAGGATGACTCGGTGGTGACATCCAAGATCCTCAACAACAACGTCAACAACGCCAAGCTGGCCCAGATGGCGGCGCTCACGGTCAAGGGCAACGCCACTGGCAGCACGGCCAATGCGGGTGACCTCAGCATGGACACGCTCTTTTCAATCCTGAAGGGCAAGATCCCGGTGGCTTATGCTTTTGCCATCTCCGACGAGACCAACGCCATCGCCACCACCGGGGACAAGGTGAAGGGCATCCGCATCCCGTTCAACATGAGTTGCACGGCCATCACCGGCAGCCTGTCGGTGGCGCAGTCGGCTGGCAATGCTCTGACCTTGAACGTCAAGCGGGATGCCACGTCCTTGTTTTCAACCCAGTTGGTCTTCACCAACGGTGTCCGCACTTGCACTACGGGAGTGCTAACCAGCACTCCGCTGGCGCTGTATGCGCAGGACGAGATCATCGGGGCAGTGTCCCAGGTGGGCACGGCAGCAGCGCTGGGTGCGAAAATCACCATTCATGGATTCATGGCATGATCTGCGGCCTTCTTAATTCTCCATTGCTGGGTGTGTCCATTGGCAGTTATCAGCCGGAGACATCGGCTTGGATTACCCGCACGGAAGCAGCAGGCGGAACCATCCCTACCGCCACCAAGGACGCGGTGGACGCCTTCGTGGTGTCCTGCAAAGCGGCAGGTATCTTTACCAAGTTCAAGCGGTTGAACCTGTTTTGTGGCAGCAACCTCACCGCCTGCCTCTCCCCGCTGGTGAACACGGTTGGCAGCACTATGGACACGAACAGTGGCTTTGTGTCAGGAGACTATTCCGAGGCGGGCGGACTGGTGGGTGACGGCACCAGCTATCTGTCCACCGGCTTGGTGCCGAATACGACGCTGGCCTTCAACAACTGGCACTTGAGCACCTACGTATCGGCGTCATCTCCTACCAGCCGCATGGACATCGGGTGTTTCGGGCACCCCAGCGGCAACATCCAGTTCCGCATGGTGTCCAATTACAACGGATCTATAGGTTTTATTGTGACCGCTGGTGACTATAACGGCGGCGGTAATCCGTCGTTTAATAAGTCCGAAGGGGTCGGCATAACCGGACACATGCTGGTCTCCAGAAAAGCCAGCAATTCCATGCGCGTGCGTAACACCAGCGGGAGCGTGAACTACCAGTATAACGACGCATACGCAGGCATACAGGCCCTTCCAACCACACAGATGTATGCCATGTCAGATCAGCACTCTGGTCCGACTAGCCACACCTTGGCAGGTTATAGCGTGGGGCTGGGTCTGATGGACGGCGAAGGAGCGAGCTATTGCTCCATCCTGCAGACCTTTCAAGGGGCTTTGGGCCGAGCGGTGTGACCTGATTAGCCGATCATGGGCGTGAGCGCCACAGGCTTGGCCGGCATATTCACCTTGCCGTAGAAGATCTCCACCAGGCTGTTGAACACCCCGAGACTGAATTCGACCCGATCCTTGTCCAGCATCCGGGCCGTAGCGTCTAGTCGCTGCAATTCATCCCGGAGGATTTCCGCGACGGCCTGCCGACGGTCCACCTTCATCACCACGGTCTGGTTCGACAGGTTGAACTCCACCATCATGGGTAGCCGGTCGGACGGCACCTTGTAGAGCAAGGCGTTGAACGCCGGCACTGGGCTCATTGTCCGCACCACAAACTCGCCCGGCGCACCAACCTGAACCGCCAGGTCGCGTCCCCGCTGGATGAGCCGTTCGACAGTCGTCTGCTCGGGCTCTTCGATGTGGACAGGTCGCCCTTCCTGAATCAAGCCCATGGCGAGCCGGGAAGTCAGGTGTCGGGCGGCCGAGGAAAGCTCGGCATACTCATGCTGGCGCAACGGCTCGCCGACAGAGAAGCCCGTGCTCGACTGCACCAGCACTGGGTCACGCAAGTTCAGCGCTTCGGGCGTGTCGCTGGTGACCAGCACCGGCAGACCATCCAGGTGCATGGAATCCAGACGCGGGCCACGGCTGCGCTGGTTGTTGCCCACATGCACCGGCTGCATCTGACCGAAGGCGTTGAACACGGCTTCCAGCGCCTGCCGGGTAGGCTGGTCGGACTGGGTCATCACCAAGGGGGATGGCAGGGCTAAAAAAGAGCGCTCCATCAAGGCCAGCACAATGGCCAGCAGCGTGTTGGTTTCTGGCCGGTCACAGCGCCAGGTGTGGCGCCAGTTGAATGCCCTGGCCGCGTAGTGCCGGGACAGCATGTCGGAAAACGGATACAGCAGCTTCTCCGTCGGTTTGATCTGGGTGGCCTCAGCGATCCAGGTTGGGGTGACGAAACGCGTCCGGTGCTGGGTCCAGCCCAGCGTCATGATGCCAGTCACGTTGCGACCGCATTTGGACGCCTGCACGCTGATGACCGTCGGCAGGCGTGCACGCATGGTGGTGTCCGTGACCACCGGAAGTTCAGTCGTCTGGCCGTGGCGTCGGACCGCCAGTATGGCCTGGTTGAGGACTTCCTGCGGCTCGTTGGCGTCCTTGTTGAGGATCTGAAATGGAAACGCCTGCCGGTTAATGCGGACTTGCCCGTAGTGGGCGAACACGGTGTCGCTGAACCAGACGTTCTTTTCCACCGTGATGGTGAAGTTGGTGAAGAGCGACTCCGCCCGACCTTCGCGCCGGCCGACGTAACCGTCAGGTGTTTCCAACACCCGCATGGCGCCCAGAACGAGTTCGCTCATCCTGGATACTCCCTCCTGCACCCGGCGCATGACCGGCATGGGCGTCCCGTTGCGCTCCAGATGGGCGATGAGCTTGTCCACCGTAGCGGAGTCGTGGCTCAGGTGCAGCAGGAAGTCCTGCATCTCAGGCGACCGTTCCTGGCCGGTCTTGATCCAATACTCGATCCGCTGGATGACGAAGTCCGTCCAGGTAGTAACGACGGGCATCCTGGCGTCCATCAGTCCGGTGTGCCGGCTGGCGATGTAGAATTCGTCGAACGCGTTTCGAGCCATCGCCAGCAAGGCAGTGTCATCGCCTTCTCCGTGCATGCCAATGGCCGCCGGCAGGCGCATGCCCGCTGCGTGCCGGGCCGAGTTGAGCCAGACCTGCACGGTGCCCAGGTTGAGGCAGGCGCCGCAGGAGATCTGCAGCAGGACGTCCCGCCAGTCGGTGTAACAGTGCACGCGCGGCTGCTGGGGCGGGGCGGACAAGGCGCCGAAGAACGCGTGCGATACGTCCTCCATCCAGACACGACTCACATCATCGGGGTGGCGGACCGGCACAAGCTCAACGGCAGCGATCTGGCTGAACCGGCTGTAGGCTGGCAGCACCAGGAACTGCGCTACCGGGTCCAGGGTGACGTGCTCCAGGCCGGGCAGCCGGGACAGGTCTTCACCGGTGGCGCCGAACAGCAGACCGGCGGTCAACCGAGGATGCGCCTGCAGGCGGCGCAGTAGCATCCTGACTTCCGCATACTTCTGGGTGTCCCAGGCGAACCGGGCAAACTGCTGGTCCCACTGCCGCCGCACATCCCGGCGCTGCTTCAGGTCTGAAGCCAGGAATCCGGCCGTCTGTTGCAGCATGGCCGGCTCGGAAGCCAGGTGGGTGTAGTGCTGGATGACATGTCGCACCGCCTGCTGCTCGCCGCCCAACCGCCAGGCCAGGAAGTCGAACACGTCGCCGCAGCGGAAGTCGTCCACGATGTCCAGGCAGACGAACTCCGTGTCGGTCAGCCAGATGCGGGAATCAGCACGGGAAGGATGCTGCAGCCAGCAACCGCGCGCTTCCTGTTGTGGTCGCAGCCCCAGGTCCCTGGCCACGCGGAACGGCGTGAGGTCCCGGAAAAGCTGTTGAATTTTGACCTGTGATTGGTAGGATTCAGCCATGGACTTCATCCGTGATCGCTCGGGTCGGTGTCTGTTTCAGGTGCACAATCTGGGTGTCGCGCCCGACTACGTCAAGCAGAGCGCCATCAACGACGAGTGTGTGGCCGATCTGTTGCCGGGTCAATTCGCGGATCCCGACCGCCGGCTCTTTCCGTTGGACACCGCCGGCCACGTCTATCTGAGCCACGCCTACGTCAAGTATGCCGGGGTCAGTGACGCCAGGATTCTTCGCCGGATCAAGAAGGCCGCCGACCTGTTGAACATCGCTGACGACCTGGTGAAGCTGGACTCGGCCTTGGCGGCGGGGCAGGAGAAGCAGGCTACCACCAACAAGCCGCGCTTTGCCCTCCATGTCGATTTCGGCACCGGTGACCAGACGGCGAAGCACATCCTGGTAAAGCAGGGTGGCGTGCATGGGTTCTACCCGCTCAACAATCACGACCAGGTGCTCGCGTCGGCGCGCGATCTGGTCAACCAGTCGGCGGCACTGCCGGACGCGAATTTCGTCCTGGCCTGCCGCGAGGTGGTTAAGGCGGCCGATGACCACCACATTCCCCGGCAGGCTCTTCCGCCTGCCGTGCTCAGCCGTGGACAGCACCGCGCGCCGGATCTGGCGTTTCTGCGGGAGCAGGCCGAGAAGCGGTCTGCCTCGACCAACGACCCCACCTACCGAGAACTGGTGGCCGCCTTTGAGCGCGAAGGCGATCCGGCCGGCTGGGACAAGTGGGCTTCGCTCTGGGAGCAGGCCGACACGCTCAACAACTACGTCGGCGACAATCTGAGTTTCAACGCATGGGCAATTTTCAATTCCGGACTTCCCGTGGCCGCGGTGGAGAAAGAAGCCGCCGCCTGGCTGATGGTGGCCGACGTGCCCGTCCCCGTGACGGCCGTGGCCAGCCTCGACGCGACCGCCGCCCGTTCCAGGCTGGACAAGGTGACCGCCGAACAGGTGACCGCCATCAAGACCGCCGCCGCTTCTGGTCTCGTCTCCGACCTGCAGGACAAGATTCTGCAGTTGCCCAGCGCCGCCCAGGAATGGGTCGTGCGGCTGGCCTTGCAGACGCCCCAGGTGGCTGCGGCATGACAGTTCCCCCGATCTCTCTCGACAAGCTGACCGTGGCCCGCCTGATCGGCGACATCGCCACGCTGGGCACCACGCTGCATGTGATCTGCCTGACCGCCTACGGCGAGGAGATCTACACCCTGGACATCCTCGAACTGCTCGCCAGGCTGCGGGAGGACTTCGGGGTGGAACTGCCGGAGGACAATGAGAACAAGCTGCAAGCCATGCTGACGGCCGTGAGCACGGAGGCGTTCCATCAGGACGTGGAAGCCTTCAACACCATCTGCAACACCCTGAGCAGCGGCGACCCAGGACTGGAAGAACTGGATGACGTCACCCTGCCGGAGATGATGTGGGCCATGTTCGAGGTGGAGGTCAACCGGGGGCCGGATGAGTTCAGCCCGTCGGTGATGAGCCGGATTGAGCAGATCATGGCCGCCGAGATGGACCCGGAATCCGACCCCAACCCTTACCGCTACGCCAGCGGCTTCGTGGAAGACCTGCATGCCCTGCTGGTGGACCAGATGGTGGCCCTGGGGGTTCCTGCCAGTAGCGTCCCCAGCCTGCCGGCGCCAGCGCAATGGGCACCCGAGCCTACCCTGTAATGGAGGGCGGTTTTGGGGTATAAGATACTGGTAGAGACTTTAGGTTTTGTTGGTTTTGGGCGTCCTTGGACTATCTCGCGTTTCCCCTAAACACTGGCCCTTCCCCTGGCCGCTGTTCACGCCTGGTCCTTGGACGCCTGCTTTCCCGATCGCCCCTGACCTGAAACAATGGTCGTGAAACTCTGAACTCAGCAGGCGCCATGCTACGGGTATGGTGATAGCTGGGACTAAGGGGCAAGGTGGTTGGGATATTTTGCCGAAAGGCAATGGCGGCCAGCTAACGTAGCCGGCCTTGCCCCTGGTCCCGCGTCATGTCGGGACCAGGGGCGCATCATTAAAGGATCGACTTTGCTTTATCTGTCCAATGACTCGCTGTGGTATGACACCCGTCCCGATGACTACGGGCGGGATGCTGATTGGGAAGTTGCGGCCAAATCCATTGAATCGAACCATGTGCCCAGTGACCCGGCGCACTGGGAGAAGTTCCTGACCTCCATCCGAGAGAACGGCGTCAAGAAGCCCATCACGCTGCAGCGCCGGAACGGCGGCTGGCGTGTGACCCAAGGACACCATCGGGTTTGGGGTGCGAACAAGACGCATCGGTTTTGGGTGCCCGTTCGGCTGTCTTCGGCGGCAGACTTGGCGCGCGAGAAAGCGCTGCTTCAGAACGGCCAGCCAAAGTGGGTGCGGGTGTATGACAACGAAGGTGAATCGGCTGACCGATACACTGTGTGCTTTACAGGTCGTTATCGCACCCCGCTGCCGCCAGATCAGCATGCCTACTACGGTCGCTACACCTGGTATCAATACCTGGGCATGAGCGCTAACCCATTCAACCCGCAAGGCATTGGAATGCACGCCGAGAACCGAAAACAGATCGACGTGAACACATCAGGCTTCGCGCCAGCTATCGGACGGCGCTGCCATCTCGGCAAGCGCATTCCGTTCGACGAATTGCCGTTCGACTGCCAGCGGCTGGCGTGGCGTGACTACAGCATGCTGTGGATGGTCAGAGTGCCGAGAAAACTTCTGGGATGAGCCAACGACACGTAATTCTGTCCGGCATAGGCTACCGGGTTGAGGTGGCGGACAACCAGGTGCTCTTCACCGAAGAGATCTGCATCAGCGGGTGCCATTGCCGGTTTGCGCTGGAGCGTCCTCCGGAGATCAACAACAGTCCCGGTATCTGGTGGTTGGTCCATCTTGACTCAACCTCTGGCCGGATACCGGCCTCGCACATTGCCAAGGCGTTGGAGTATTGCGAGCGGGAGTTTGGCGCCAGTTTCAAACCCTACAGTGGCGGGCTTCACTGCAACGTAACATGAGCGAAACGACAACCCTAGCCGATGGTCTGCAGATTGTGTCTCCGCGTGAGCCTGTCGGGCATGTGGATGCAACACCTGACGACGACTACGTGCTGCGCATCCTTGGCGCGCACCTGGACATGCAGAACTGCACTGTGACGGCCGATCCGCCCAACGTGCTGGCCGACTACATGAACTACTGCACCGAGCGGCGCCGTGTGCTGCTGGCGCATGCCATGGCCGTGCTGGTGAACCATGCCGACGCGGAGCGCGTCAAGCTGGCGCCCCATCTGGCCACAGTGGAGGAGAAATGGAAGGCTACGCTGACGAAGGTCAGCGGGAAAACGCCCGAGGCATCTGCGCCCCCACCGACGTGATGTGCGCCAGCGGGCTCTTGAGCGCGCTCTCCACCCGGATCCGGGTGGAGAGGTCGGCGAACATCGGCTCGCCCAGCAGTATCTTGGTGAGCATGAACCCGTAGTTGAGCGCCATCAGCGTGTCGTTGGGTTTGCTGGCGCTGCCGCGGTAGATGAACGTCGAGGCACCCGTGCCGGACTTCTCGCCCGGCGCGCGGTAGATGTTCAGGCAGTCCGTCAGCATGGCCTGGGCAAGCTCCCAGGAGTAGCAGCGGAACCGGCCTTTACGCAGCGCCTCGAAGGTGAGCGACAGCGACTCGGTCTTGTTGAGCGACCACTGGTTGTAGAGGTGCTCCTTGCCCGGTTCGGAGATGAGCGCCGATTCCGGTCCGACGTAGTTGAAGATGAGGTGCCGCTCCAGTGGCAGCTTCTGACGGATGCGGCTGTTATAGACCGCGCCGACACCGAAGTCCGTGGCGATGGCAAAGCCGCCCATGCGCTGATGGTGGGCGAAGATCGTGTCCGAGATGTCGTCGTAGTCCATGCCCGAATAGCGGCGCATGTGCACGATGTCGATTTGTCCCAGCGGGGAAATGCCCAGCATCACATGCACCGTGGTGCTGACCTTCATGTTCTCCGCTGGGATGTAATCGCTGCCACCCCAGTCGCAGGCGCTGATGACGAACTGGTAGCCGCCTTTGGCGGCCTTCTGCTCCAGCGCGCCGACATCGTTGCCCAGCGTGCACAAGGCCTGCAGGTGAGACTTGGTGAGTTCGCGTTCGCCAGTTTCAGTGGCGATGCCAAGAATCTCCTGCAGGAATTTTCGTGAATCCTGGCTGTGCTTCTTCTCACAGATTTCCGCCCAGCGGAACTGGTTGTAGATAACGGCCGGCACGATCAACTGAGGGATGTGAAAGCCGACTTTCTTCTGCGCCAGGCGGTCGCCGTAGGCATGGACAAACTGACCATCGAGGATGTTGAGCAGCTTGCCACACTTGACGCAGGAAGGACCGGCCGGCTGGATCATGTCCATCACCTTGAAGTCAGGGAGCGGGATGTTGTCAGTGCGACAGCCGTCGCATTTGGTGACCCAGACACCCTGTGACGAGGCATCCCACTTGGCCTCCAACATGGTGTCGGTGGTGATGCTCGTTCCGGCGTAGATCTTGATCGGCATCTCCGATGCGCTCTGCACCTGCTCCACCTCAAGCTCAAGATCTGGGTCGAAGTCCTGCACCTCGTCGTAGAGCAGTTCGTCCGTGCTCTTGGAGCGCGCGTTGGCGGCGGTGGACAGGACGTAAATCAGTTCAATGCGGGAACCGCTGGCGAATTCCTTCAGATGCAGGTTGTTGCGCAGCGAGTGGTCGGGCTTGTAGTGGATGTGCGCACGGTCCACATCCCGGAGACGATTGGAGTAGGTGTTGAGATACTGCCGCCGTGGGCAGAGGTAAAGCGAAGCGAAATTGGGCAGCAGCCGGGCCATCATGATCTGCCTGGCAGCCAGTGAACTGCTCTTCGCGATCTGACGGCTGCCCTTGAAAACGCTGAAACCGCCAACCTGGATGTTGAACATCTGGAAGGCGTAGGGGTAGTTGATGAAACTTAACGGCTTGTCCTTCGGATACCGGGGGAAATAGAGTGGGGCCAGAAATGCCAGGTTGAACTTGCAGAATTGGATGAGGTCCCACTGTGCATCCGACAGCGGACCCGCCGCCGAAGGCGTCGCGTCCAGCTTGATCCGCAGATCCTCCACCAACTTGACCTTTCTCTGCAGGCCGTGGCGAAACTCGCCATCAGTCCTGGCTGTGCGTTCAAGATCGAAATACATGAGTTATGCCGGATGATGTAACAGCGCCCAGCGCGCCAGCAACCACCGACCCGGAAACCAGTCCGACCGCGCCCGCCAGCCCGCAGGGGGATACACCAGCCGGAGCGCCCGGGGTGACCAATTCAAGCCGGCAGGCACGGCCTTTGCCAGCAGAAACTCGAAGCGAGTTCTTTGCTGGTCGGCCTCCTTCTGTGGAAGGCCAGGCCGAACCACCGTCGCCACCAGTTGCGCCAGCAGAACCGCCGCCGGTGAGGGGTGATCTGGATGATGAGGACTTGGAGTTCAAGATCCATCTGACGATTGTCGGTCGAAAGGGTGAACTGGCGAGCCGGTCAGTCACCATCTCGTGCTCTGGCGGTCTGGGTCGCACCAAAGACGGGGCCGTGCTGCAGGCCAGAGAGGCAGCTACATCGCAGATGCAGACGCTGCTGCGCCGCATGCTGGACAAGCTGCAGGCCGACACCAGCAAGTTGACGGACACGCCACCACTCGCCTTGGCGCCTGGGCCGTCGGCAATCGCCGCGCTGGCCGTTGAACCGCCTTCTGCGGAGGGCGAGTTGGAGGAATTGGCACCGCGGACCTGATGAAGAACTACGACTGTCGGTTTGTCCTGGGTTCACAGCGCCTGGGTGTGGTGTTGCAGTTGCTGGTTGCGCTGCCGGATACTGATCGGCCGAGTAAAGCCAGGCTGGTGGAGGCCGCCCGAACACAGTTGCGCGCGGCGTGGCATGACAGCCCGCATTTGGACCTGTCCGTAAATTCTTCCGGCCCGCTCAGAAATTTCACAGCGATAGTGACCTGGACTTCGCTGACGGAAGACAACCTCGTGGAGTGGCACCCCGCCAAGTGAGTGATTCAAATTCCAGCAAGATTCCATTGGACTACTCGGTTTTCACCGACGGGTCTGGCCATCCAGACGGGTATGGCGGATGGGCCGCGACGGCCATCGAAAACGCCACCGGACGCAAGATGTTCCGGATGGGCGGACAGTCCGGCACCTCCGTCGAACGGATGGAGTTGACGGCCCTGATCGAGGGCCTGCTGATGTGCGCCGAACTTGGCCGGCTGGCGCTGAACGTCGAGCCGCACCAAATCTATTTCCGCAAAACCGTCCTGTGGCGATCTGACCGGGAGTCATTGGTCAAGACCATCACAGGTGAATACCGGCGCAGCACGGAGCCAGACCTCTGGAAGCGCCTGGATGTGGTGATGGCCCGGTTCGCCATCTCCGCCGAACACGTCAGTCGGGAGAATGACTTTCCCGAGTTTGGGCCGGTGGACCTGCACGCGTCTTCCGCCCGTATCATCATGAAATCCTACACGTTGAGTGCAGAGATGCCGGCACCGTGTCTTCCTTTCGACCAAGCATGAGCTTTACCGTTTTGAAAACCATGACCGTGAGCGACTACTGGGCGCTGGTCCAACAGATCAACGAACTCGACCACGCCTACCACGTCTTGAACCAGCCGACCGATCCGGATGCAGTTTATGACGAGCTTATTCGCCGGCTGCTGGAGTTTGAGGCCGTGCACCCGACGCTGGCGCTGCCCAACTCGCCCTCCCGGCGGGTCGGCTCTTGCCTGACCGGCGACCGCCTGCAGGTGCCGCATGCGCAGCCGATGCTGAGTCTCGACAACATCTTCGAGGTGGAGGTGCTGGTCCGCCGGCTGGAAGCGCTGCTGGACAATGGCGACACCGACTGGGTGCTGGAGCCGAAAGTGGACGGACTCAGCATCAACCTGACTTACGAGCAGGGTAACCTGGTGCGCGCCACAACACGCGGAGATGGCGCGGTCGGTGAAGATGTGACCGCGGCGGTAATGACCATTGGCGATGTGCCGCTGAAGCTGCGCGATGGACAGATTCCCTCCCGGGTGGATGTGCGGGGCGAAGCATTTATCGAACGGGCGGACTTCGACGCCTGGAACGGCCGGCGGGTTGCGGCCGGTGAGCAGCCCATGGCCAATCCACGCAACGCCGCCGTCGGCGCCGTGATGCGCAGCGACAGCCGAGAGACTGCCAAGGTTCCGTTGCGGTTCGTGCCCTACACGCTGCCAGACTCATCGATGGAGTTCGCCACCTATGCCGAGCAGAAACTCTGGTTCAAGGCGGCGGGTTTCAGTTCGCTGCGCGACTGGTATGCCCGGGATGTGCAGACACTGGCCGACTTGGTGATCAAGTTCAACGACGTGTGGCGGTCGGAACTGCCATTCCCTACCGATGGCGCGGTCATCAAGGTCAACAACCTTGCGTTGCGCAAAAAGCTGGGAGCGCACGACAAGGCGCCGCGCTGGGCGTTCGCATTCAAATATCAGGCAGAGCGCGCGGAGACGCAGTTGAACGGCATCACCATCCAAGTGGGCCGGCTGGGTGCGTTGACGCCTGTGGCAGAACTGAATCCAGTCGAACTGGCTGGCACCACCATCCGTCGGGCGTCGCTGCACAACTTCGACATGATCAAGGCGCTCGACCTGGCGGTTGGGGACACCGTGCTGATCGAGAAAGCCGGCGAGATCATTCCGTATGTCCTGGCCGTAACGCACAAGCATCCCAAACGGGTGCCCACAGCCACGCCCGACAAATGTCCGGTCTGCGGCGGCGCAGTGGAACGGCGCCATAACGACGACGGTGAAGCCGGTGTGGCGCTGACCTGCGTCAACTATCACTGTGAGGCGCAGATTATCGGCCGACTGGAGAAATGGTGCAGCAAAGAGGCCATGGACCTGGAGGCGGTTGGTCCGGGAATGGTGGAGAAGCTGGTGCGTGAACTGAACGTGCGCGAGCCGGCGGACCTCTATCGCGAAACCCTGCCGGACAGGCTGGCGCTGCTCGCCGGTATGGGAGACAAGAAGATCGCCAACTTCGTGTCTGAACGGGACGCCAGCAAGAGCCGCGGCATGCAGGCGGTGCTGACCGGCCTCTGCATTCCCCGGATCGGCAACACGATCGGGAAGAAGTTGGCACGTCGGTTTCCCGACCTGCTGGCGTTGATCAAGGCCGTGGACGAGAACACCAGCCTGCCCGGCATGGGCAAGGTTGACTTCCAGGCCTTGAAGGCTTGGTTTGCCGATGGTCCGCGGCACGCCATGATCGGACGGCTGGCGGAGGCTGGAGTATCGCTCAAGTCCAGCACCTATTCCGAGAAGGAAGCTGCCGGTCCGTTCAGCGGACAGTTGGTGGTGTTCACGGGCACGCTGGAAAGCATGGAGCGCGATGTCGCGCGCAGCCGGGTTGAAGAGCTTGGCGGCCGGACGTCCGGTAGTGTCAGCGGCAAGACCACCATGCTGGTGGCCGGCGAAGAAGCTGGCAGCAAGTTGGACAAGGCGCGCAAGCAGGGTATCCGTATCCTGACCGAGGCTGAGTTCCTGGAGATGTTGAAGTCATGAGCAGACGACGTAAAAGCAAGCCGGAGGCGCCGACTGCGCCGACAACGGGATCAGCCCGTGAAGTGACGTGGGATAAATTGCTGACTTTGTTCGACAAGACGTTGCACGAGCAGTTTGAAAAATGGCGCAAGAACCGTGGCGTGGAGGCGGTGGTATGTTTCGAGAACGTCCTCACCGGCGAGCGCAGCGCGATGGCCGTCGGCCACGCCTGCACGCACCGGCTGGAAGAGGCGCTGAATGGCAAGCTGGCCGGCAAGTCCGGCGACAGCGGCAACGACAAAATCCCAATCGAGTATGCCTGGTGTAGAACAACAGCCGTGGAAGTCCAGGGGGACACCGGTGCTGGGACGTGACGGCAAGTCCCGTGGTGAGACCACGGGCAAGTTGAAACCGTGCAACATCGAAGGCTGCCCTGGGCAGATGTTCCAGGTGCAGTGGACGGCGCCGGTGGAGAAGACCTGGTGCTGTTGCTGTGACATCCAGGTGCGCAAGGGAATGATTCGACTGGTGGATTGAGCATGAGCACAACAAGCAAACGTGTGGCCTGTCTGAGCGACACGCATCTCGGGTATCGGCAATACGGATTGGCCCGTCGCCAGCAGGACTTCAGCCTGGCGCTGGAGAGCGCACTGGCGGACATCTACAAACAGGGCATCAGACTGGTGCTCAACACCGGTGACCTTCTGCATAGCAACCGGCCCGGTGCGGACACAATGGCGGATGTCCAGCGCATGCACACCTGGCTGGTGGCGCAGCAGATGATGATGCTGGTGATTCCAGGCAACCATGACCGGGCGTTGGATGAGCACCACTGGATACATGTGGTGAATCCCAACAACTCGCCGGGAGGTATTGGGCTGCTTGACGGCGCGACCGCGTCGATAGCTGGTATTCGTATTCACGGCGTCGGGCATTTGGCCAAGGAGAAGTTCCTGGCCCATCCGTTTCCGGCTCAGATGGACATCATCATGTGCCATCAGGCCGTCGTGGAGTTCATCAACTTCGAGAGTGCTTCGGCCCTGCACATTGCCGACCTGCCGCTGGCAAAAGCTCGTGCGGTATTGTTGGGCGACATCCACATCACCGACCTGCGCTATGTGGGCGATGTGCTGGTCGGATACCCTGGATCGACGGAATCAAATTCGGCGTCGGAACCCGATCAGAAACACTGGGTGGAGCTTGCGGTCCCGGAAACCGGACGCATCGAGTTCACCCTGCACCCCATTGCCACCCGGCCTGTGCTCCGGGCCGAGGTCAACCGGCTGGAGGACATAACTGCGCTGGTCACCAAGGCCAGCAGCACGGGACGTCCGCCGGTGATCCACGTCAGCTATGACGCTTCGGTGCCGGAGTTGCAGCCCGCCCTTCTGCAGGAACTGAACCCAGACCGGTTTGTGCTGCGACTGGAACCCCGGCTGACTCAGCCGGGAGTTCGCCGTGACACGTCGCTGCCAGAGCCGGCTGAAGCCGCCGACATCAATCCGGAACTGATCCTGCGAGACATGGTGGGCGACGATCCGGATCTCTACGCAGTGGCCGCTGGACTCGTCCGGGCTGACAACAATCCTGCGTCGGTGCTGTCCGGCTTTGTGGACCGGCGGCTGCGCGAGATCCAGGCTGCGGCATGACACCCAGCCAGCAGGCATGCCGGCTGCAGCGTGAACGGAACGTGTTTCCGCACGCGCTGTGGATGTAGGATGCCATGGTGACCTCACCCTGTTCCCTGCTGCTGGTTCATCCCGATGAGCCGGCAGCAGGGCGGTCGGTGGAGGCGTTTGGTTTTTACGTCCTCGATGAGGATGAGCAGCAGCAGGCCATGCAGATCTGCGCGGGCCGAGTAATGCGCTGCTCGTTCATGGGAGACGGGCTACGGCAGTGCCGCATCGAAATCGTCGAGGACGGACAGGCCTGCTGGTTCCGGTGTGCTGGCGACAAGTTCAAGAAACTGAAACATGCGAATCAAGAAACTGACGGCGGCCAACTACGGCCGCCATGCGAAGGTTGACTTCGACTGCGACGGCGCAGTGGTGGGTCTGGTTGGGCCAAACGGCAGCGGCAAATCAACGCTGCTGCACCTGCTCAGCTTTCTGGTGACCGGCGAGTCTGACGACCCCGCGCCCACCTACGTCCGTAATCTCGAAGGCAACGGCTCGGGCGAACTGACCTTCGAGAAGAACGGCCGCAAGGGTGTCATCTTCCGGCAGGTGGGCAGCACGCCCAAGCGCACGCTCGAATGGGACGGCAAGACCTACCGCGCGGCCAAGGATGTTGACCGGGTGATGCAGGAGATCTTCGGCGCCGACAAGAAGGCCATCTCCGCCGCCGTCTTCATCAAGCAGGGCGTGCTGGAGGGCATCCTCTTCGGAGACTACGCCGAGCGGCGCAAGATGTTCATCCGGGTGCTCAACCTGGCGCACTGTGAACAGCGTGCGCGCATGGTGGCCGACCAGGTGCGGCTGCTGGAGCAGACCATCGTTGACCTTACCCCGGCGCTGCTGGAAGCCCGGCGGACCCTGGACACCATGTCTGGCCGTTGCAGCCTGGAACTGGAAGCGCTGGGACAGACGCCTGATCTGCTGCCGATGCTCAGGCTGGTGCAGACCAGCCGAACTGCGGTGGCCACCCGCGACACGCTGGCGCAGCAGCTTTCCGCGGCCGACAGCGAGCAGATGAGCCGGATGCAGGGGCTGCAGGCATTGCTGCAGGCGCCTCAGGCCAGGTGGCTGGACGGCTCGCCGGGGACGCCGTCTCCGGTGGCGCTGCTGGAGCAGCGGATCAGTGAGCAGTTGCGGCTGAAGGCCGCGCTGGAAGATCTGGCCTGGGACTGGCGCCGACATCAGCAGCTAACGTCCGACCTGCAACAAGTCCAGGTCGAGATTACCCAGCGGCAGCAGGAGCTTGCTGGCATGACTGGCGGTAGCGATACCCGTGTCTGGCAGGAGCAGCAGCACCTGGCGTGGAAGGCATTGGAGCAGGAACTGCAGTCCGCCTCGCTGCGTAACCTGCAGCAGAACCAGGCCGCTTCGTTGAAGACCGAAGTTGCTCGGCAAGCGGGCCTGCGGGAACAGGCCAACACCGCCCTGCTGAAGCTGCATGAAGATGGGATTGACGAAAACGCATTATCGGCAGCCGCCACCAGCTTGAACCACGACCACGGAGTGCTGCAGTTCATGGAACGGACACTGAGCATGCGTGAGCGGCTCGGCGTTTCGGAGAACTGTCACGACTGCCCGGAATGTGGGATCAAGCTGGCCGACCCAAAATCGCTTAGTGCCGAGTGTCTGGAAAACCATCGCCGGCTGACGCAAGAGCAAAGGCGGAAGGTGCAGGAGCAATCGCGATCGCTGCAGGAGCATCAGCAAACACTACGCAAGTGGCAGGTGCAACATGCCGATGCCGAACGGCTACTGGCCGAGCTTGTCGCGCGGTTGCAGGAAGCAGAGAAGCATCTGGCGGAGACTGCCGGCGTCAGGCCAGTGGAACAACTCCGGGCCGGCATGGATGATCTGCAGACCAAGATGCGTCTGGTGGCCGGCACGCAGACGCGGCTCGAAGCTCTTCAGGCCACGGCCCGAACCCACACGGAAGCGATGGGACAGTGCGCCCATGTGCTGCGGGAAGGTGCGGACAAGGCCGCCGGAGCTTCGATTGAAGTTGCCAAGGTCGTAGCTGGCATTGATGCGCTGCAGGCGGAACTGACGGCGGCCAAAGTGTTCCGTCAGCAGTATCAGAACGAGACCACCAACCTGCAGCAGACAGTCCAGCGCCGAACCAAGCTGGCGGCTGAGTTTGAAGCCGCCTACCAACTGGCCAAGGCGTCGCATCTGGAGCAGTTGATGGTGCAGTTCCAGGTAACCACGTCGGAGGCCCTCGAACTGGAGCTTCAAGTGCGGCAGGACAAGCGCAAGCAGCAGGAAGGCGCGCTCGTGGAACTGCAAAAACAAGTCGAGATCGCCCGGCAGACGGTGGCGGATCTGGAGAAGCGCCAGCGCGCCGACGCAGGCAAGGCCAAGCTGCTGGAACAGTTGCGGTCGCTGCGCGATCTGTTGCTGGGCTCGGGCCTGCCGGCCCGGGTGGTCAAGCATCACTTCGCGCACCTGACCACGCTGACCCAAGGGTTCCTGCGTGAGATGAACGCTAACTTCGCCATCACGCCGGATCCGGACGAGGACGTCAGCTACCAGTTCATCCGGCTCGATACTCCGGACGGTGTCCGGTTGCCGATGGCCAAGCTGTCTGGCGGGCAGCGGGTGCGACTGTGCGTGTCGTTCCTGATGGCCGTGCAGCAGTGGCTGGTCAAGGACGTCGGGCTGTTGGTGCTGGACGAACCCACCGTCCATTTGGACGAGGAGGGCATCGAAAGCCTGGTGGATCTGCTGGCGAGCATGCAGCAGCGGTTGAAGAACACGGACCTGCAAATCTGGGTGTGCGATCACTCCCCGAGAGTGGCGCTGGCCATGGAGAAGGTCCTGACATTGAACAAGCATGAGTAGCGTATTCTGGGCACGGACTAACTTCTTCCGCGTGCGTAAAAGCAAGCGTGAGGAGTTCGGCGCATGGGCGCGTAAAATGAGCCTGACACTGGCCACCTCTGGAACCGACCAGCGTCCGAGTTACTGCCTGATGGCCGGCGCTGGCGACGGCTGGCCAGCCTACGATCCGACCGGCGAGGATCGCGGCGAAGAGTCGTCAGCGTTCAAGCATCAAATCAGCCGGTTTCTGGCCCCGGGATCGGTGGCTGTCATGATCGAGGCTGGGTGTGAAGGCATGGCCTATGTCGGCGGGCATGCCATCGCGGTGGATCATCGTGGCAACACCGTGTCGCTCAGTCTGCAGGATGGCATCATGGACAAGGCTAGTCGCAAGTGGCCGAAATCCAAAATCACACGTCCATCGTATGGCGGCTAAACTGCGTCCGTTCGGTTCCCTGTCGTCGAGTTACGACAGTGGTTACACGCTGCCGTTGTTGGTCGGGCATCTGGAGGGTCTGGTGTCCGAAGAAGAGATGATCGACACTGCCAGCAAAAGTCCGCGCGCCAAACGGCTGGCCCAAGTGCAGGACGCGGTCCAGTTGCTGCAGGAGGCCATTGACATGGGTCAGGAGGATCGTTGACGAAGCTGCGGTGTCGGGAGATGCTGGCGGCATGCTGATGACAGCCAGGCTAAAGCTGCTCTCCCCATTCCTCGGTGATCTCCGTCCGGATGTCCATGGCGTGCGCCGGTTCCGCAAGGAGCAGGGCGATCTCGTCGTGGACATCCGGCTCTGGCAGGACCAGTTGAATGCCGCCGCCAAGAGCCTGGGCTTGCGTTACGACACCCGCACCATCCAGCCGGAACGTCGGCTGCGCGCCCCCACGCTGCATCTGTATCGCCGCGAATTCTCCCGGGTCCAGGCGGAGCTTTTTGAGAGTATCCGCAAGGGCACGGTGCTGACGGTCAACCTGCTGATCCGAGAAGATCAGCCCGGCTTTCCTCCACCGACCGCCATGCAGGCGCTGCTGGATTGCGTGGGCGAGTATCTCGGGCTGTCGCCGTTTGGCTCGAAGTTTGGCTTCGGCCGTTTCTCTGTTCTGTCGCTTGAATCAAATCATGTCGCTCAATCCGCTGGAGCCTCCGGTTCCACCCAACACGTCCCGCTTGCTGTGGTCCAACGCGGACCTGATCATCTGTCATCCTCACCCCACGGTGGAGAACTGGCTGCACTACTATCACCGGTCGCTGGAGAAGCCGGCGCCGCATCTGCCCGCCGAGGTGACGTCCGAAAAGGTGGATCTGTTCCGGGTGCTGAACCAGAACCCGAAGGTGATCGTCACCTACCAGGGCTTTCTGGACAAGGTGCTGGAACTGACGCAGAAGGCCGGCATGCAGGTGCAGTTTGCCGACCGGAGGGTGCCATTCCCCAACCCGCTGATCGCACAGGCGCGGGGGTTCCGGCACAGCCAGTTCGAGATGTTCGTCAAGATGTTGCAGCCGTGCCGGTCGGGGTTGTTGAAAGCCCCCACGCGCTACGGTAAAACGGCCCTACTGGCCAACACCTGCGCCGTATTCCCGCACGTCCCTACCGTCATCACCGCACCCGGCGCCAGTCTGCTGGACCAGTTGGTTAAGGATCTGCGCGGCTGGCTGCCGCAGCGGGACATACGGGGTGTGTTCTCGGGCAGCAAGGACCGCAAGCCGTCGGACGACATCTCGGTGGTCAGCATGGATTCGCTGCACAAAGTTGACGCCGCGGCGACCCGTCTGCTGTTGATCGACGAACCGCACGCGCTGCCGGCGGCCAGCCGGCTGGCCAAGATCATGGCGTTCACCCAGGCCAGAAATTACGGCTTTGGCGCAACACTAACCGGACGATTCGACCATGCTGACAAGGTCATGTTCGGAGTGATCGGACCAGTGCTGGCGGAGAAGACCTTCAAGGAGGCAGTGGCTGAAAACGCCATCTGCAACATCAAGGTGTTCGTGCTGGAGATGCCGGTGCCGGATCATTTCGCCAGCATCACTGACCGGCTGTCCGCCTACCGCCGTCTGATCTACCAGAGCGAGGAGTTCAACCAGACGGTGCGTCGGATCACGGCCCAGGCCATTCCGGAGGACTGGCAGACGCTGGTGTTCGTGGATGAGATCAAGCAGGCCGACCTGGTGCAGTTGATGGTGGACAACGGGACCATCGCCGTGGCCTCGCGCATGTCACCGGCGGAACGACGAAAGTCCATGGAGGACATGGCGGGCAACGTGATCAAGCGCTGCATCGCCACGGACATCTATGCCCAGGGCGTCACCTTCCCGGATCTACGGGTCATAGTGAACGCGGCGGGTGGCGGCGGTTCCACCACCAGCACACAGAAACCGGGCCGACTGGCGCAGATACGGCCAGGCAAGGCGTGCGGCTACATGATCGACTTCGCCTTTCAGGCGCCCTACGACTGCTGCGGCAAGGGCGTGACGGCGGTGGTGCGTGACTGCGCTGCCCGGGAGAAGGTGTATCGGGAGAATGGTTACGATGTGGTGCGAGTGAGGCGGGTAGATGAAATCAAACTGACATGATTGACGTGGAAAAACTGGCGTTTGAGTGCGAGCGTTATCTGGAGTGGGATTCGAGCGAAACCTGGGACCGTGCGCGGCGGCAGGTGTTCGATCAAACGCTGGACGACTACTTGGACGACCAGAACAAGTTGGAGCTTGGGCTCGAAGAGCACCACGAACTGATGGCCTTGCTCAAAGCAGGTCAGGCTACTGGCCAGGTGTCCGAGTGGAGCGTCTGGTTCGAGAAAGAGCATCCGGCCTGGTTCAAACGGCTGATGAAGGTCTGCGAGCGCGACAGCCTGCTGGAGATGTATTGCCAGGACGAATACGACAACCTGGTGGAGGCACTGACCGGTGTCATCGAAGACCTGGGCATCACAGACTGGCTGGCACAAGGCCGCCAGATGGGCTGGATGAAACGTCGCGGCTACAAGCTGTTCAGTGCGCGAACCGGGAAGGAGTTGCTACGGACGGTATTACCCAACACGGACTGCAGCTTCACCATCCACATTCATCCTGAGCATCTAGCCATGCGGGTGTCGCATCATGACGCCCCGACTGGTGAGATCTACTGGCTGACCGCACAACCCTCCGAAGAAAATGGCGACGCATCCGAAGAAGAATAACCAGCAGAAAGTGCTGTCGCTGCTGGATGAGGCGGCGGGAAAACTGAGCGAAGTGCAGATGCTGCTGGCACAGGCTGGCGATTCCCGCGCGGAGGACTTGCAAAAATTCCGCCGCCGGTTAAACACCCAGGCCCGCCGATTCCAGGAACACCCGGTCGGCGCAGAGAAGTATTGCTATGACCAGCCAGAGTGACAACCAGTCGCCGGTGAACTTGGCGGAGATCGAGGCGCAGATCCGGAAGCATTTCAGCCATTTGAAACAGCAGCAGCGTAACACCACCTACCGACCGCACGCCAGGTTCAGGAAGCCGGAGATCTGGGAGCGCGCGGCGGAAAATTGTGCCGGACTGCGGGCCAGTCCTTACGCGTTCGTGCTGGCAGCGTTCATCTACAACACGGTGCCGGGCGGACCGTTTCCGCAGCAGTTGACGGGCGGTGCGGCCATCAAGTGGTATCACGAATACCAGCGCGCCAACCACGCCAAGGACGACGAGGATCCGTTCCTGTTGAACACGCAGAGCAAGCTGGTGACGGGTCTGTCGATGTCCTTGAACCATCCGTTCGCCACACCAGCCGAGGCGCTCATGGTCGAGGCCAACAACCTGCCGGCCTGGGTGCGCGTGCTGCTGGCGCCGGACTATCCTCCAATCTGGGCGTCGTATGGCCGCACAGCGGCGCAGGAAATTGGCGGCTGTCCGCCACTGTATGACGCCCTGGTGAAACTGGGCACGGATCGAAAGCTGCTGGACCGACTCATCAAGTATGGCGAGTAACCAACCACCACCGGTCTCCCCGCTGCAGATGCTGGTGGACACCAGCATGACCACGTTCGAGCGCTACGTGCTGACCGCCGTGGTGCGCTCGCTGCGGTTCTACCGGGACCACCGGCACCAGATCTGCCCGTTCGACCCCAACACCGGCCGCTGGCGGCCGGACTTCAGCACGAGCCGGTTCAACGTCATCTACCAGCACGCCGACCAGATCTGGCGGCTCTACGACAACATCGTCGCCCAGCAGGACATGGACATACCCCAGGCGCACCTGGAGGCCATCCTGATCGACTCGGCCAACCAGGGGCGGATTCCGGGCGAGGTGGCCCAGGAGATCCTGCAGGACATCAAGCTGGACCTCTACGCCACCGCCGCCCCAACCCAGGCGTTTCTGGAGGCACTGGGCGGGGAAGCCCTGCAATACTGGATCGACCTGCGCATATCCACGCAGACGGTCGCGCGCATCACCGCCAAGGCCGCGGCGGAGAACCTCACGCTGGACGCGCTGGAAAGCACGCTGGTCAAGGCGAGGAGAGATGCGCAGGTGGGGGTCAGCCGGCTGGTCGCCGGCCATCAGGTGCTCCGGGGAACCCGGCTGCTCAAGGGTCGGATGCCTACCGGGTTGACGGATCTGGACGCAGCACTGGGCGGCGGCTATTCGTGGGGCGAGACCACCATGATTGCCGGCATGAACGGCGGCGGCAAGACCGTGCTGGCCGTTCAGGCAACCATCCAAGCGATGCTGACTGGTCGTCGAGTAGCCATCATTACGACGGAGGAGCCGCCGCACAAGCTGGTCACCAGGATGGTGCAGAACTACTGCAAGATGCCGGCCCGCAGGCTCGAAGCCGGCGTGGTGCTTGACGACAACAACAAGACCGGCGTGCTGACTAACCTGATTCCGGTGCAGTTGTGGGTGGATCCGCTTTACGGTCCAAATCTGATGAAGCTGGATGCGCTCATGGCACAACTGCTTTGGATCATCGACTGGACTCAGGAGACTCATTCGATGGTGGGAGAGTTTGACAACGAGATCTCCAAGCTCAAGGCTGCCGGGTTTGAACCTAAGGTTGTCATCATGGACTGGGTTGGAGGTGCACTGGAGAAGGACAAGGACCTGGCTCGCCGTCGGTTGTTGTTCGAGGAATCGGTGAATCATCTCATTCAGCACGGAAAGCGGCATAACACGATCAATTTCGTGATGGCGCAGTTGGACAAGGTGAAGGCCGCGCGCAAGGCCAAACCCACCATGGACATGCTTTCCGAATGCAAGACCATGTCTAACAACGTGCACAACTGGATCGGGATCTCATCCTTGACTGAAGGGAAGGACAATCAGTTCCAGGACAACGTCGGCCGTCGGCTTTTGCCGTATCAGTTCCTGAATGTGGACAAGTGCCGCTACGGTCCGGCTGGTGCCGTCAAGGTGCGCGTTGTGTTCGAGGAGCAGCGACTAGCTTCAGTCGAGGATAAGATGGCGGGCGGCGGTGCGGCATGACACAAAGATGCCGGCGGGAACAGGGCGTTCCCGCCGGCATCAGCCAGGAGGCAACGCTTGCTGAGGGCGTCGCCAGATTGAGCCGGGTATCCAGCCGACCCATCCTGTCGCGGAGCCTGATTGAGAAATCTCGACCAGCAAGAAATTTGTTGACGGCTGGTTACCGTCGGTCAATCTTGGCACGTCGAATCGATCTTTCCGCGCTCGTAGTGTGTCTCCTCACGCTGCGTTTGCCTTAACGAAATCATTGCCCAAAAGAAACACACGACTGCAACGACGTGATTTGAACGCGTCGGTTGGTCCGTGAGCCGTTTGGTCGTGTGTGTCCGCAGAAATGCGTTGGGCGTAATGATTTAGGCGTAGCGGAAGGAGCCAGCCGACGCGTTTATTTTTATGCTGACTACCGAGTATCCAGACGGGCGGCGGGCATTGGCTGCCGCCATGCTCAGCCTCCAGGCCGACAACCGTGTCGGCCTCTGCCGGGAAGACCTGCTGACCTACATCGACCGCCGCAAGCACCGAACTGGTGCCGACAGAGACGGCTGCTCAACCTGGAATGGAGGCGCGGCTTCCAGCACCCGCAAGGTGCTCAAGTTCCTGCTGCGGCTCTTCAGGGTCAACAATGCCGCCGAGTTCGTGAACATCCGCCAGCGGACGATCGACTCGGAAGGGTTTGTGCGCATCTTCCGGGCTGAGATTCAGAACGCCGTGAAGCTGGGTCACACGGCCGTAGGTGTTGCGCTCCAGAGGCTGGAGGAGGCGGGCATCATCTCGCGGAAGCATGGCACTGACGAGGCTGGATACCAGATGGCCTGGTTCCGGCTCGAACCGCGTGGCATCTACACCGTCCTCCAGAATCTGACACGGTTCCGTCAGGCGCGGGAGGATATGCGGGCCGCTGAGATCCTGATTGACACCGTGGTTGCCGATCCGTCCGTCGAGTTGGTGGAAGTGGATCATGACGAGGAGGATAAATCCAAAGACACCCGACAAAACCGGGCTGTTTTTTCGGAGGAGCCTATGCCGGAGGTCCGGCAAATTATATCCCATGCTGGTGCTGGCGTTTCTGGCGTTGCTGGGTCGGTGCCTAGTGTTGCTTCAACAGGCGTGACGCCGGGGGTTGCGGATGTGGTGATGAAGATGCCAGATGCGCCGGATGACCAGCAAGAGGGATTGAAGAATTCCCCGGCTGCGCCGGCGGAGGTTCTCCAACCGGAAGAGGGGAAGCCGGCTCCCGGCGGGCTGAGCCCCGAGCGCCAGCAGCAGATCCAGCAGATGGACGCCGCCGCCCGGCGGTCCGGCCTGAAGCTGGCCCCCTGCGCCCTGGAAGGCGGCGCTCCCTTCCTCATTCCGGTCGGCATGCAGATCAGCTATCCCCGGCTGAACAAGGACGGATCTGTCTTCAAGCCTTCACAGCCTCATGACCTGAGCGCCCGGCCCGAGCCGCCTGCCGAACCGCCGCCGCTACCCGCGGTGGCCAAATGTCCCGAGTTGAGTGTTGAGCGCGAACTCAACCTCACCCGCTCATCCTCCCCGGAGCAAGCGACGCGGATTGTCCTGCCGCACGCGGAATACGAAGTGTTGAAGGTGCTGGTCAGGATTTTCAACCTGGGCGAGGAAGGGATGAACAACCAGCAGATGAAGAAGTTCCTGGCCTGGGTAAGACACCCTTCCCCGGCCGTCCGAATGACTGAGCACAGTCTGGTGATTTACGAGCTTGCGCGGGAGAACTCCCACAACGTCAAAGACTGGTGGCTGGAGTGCCAGTTGGATTTCTTTTTGAAGACCTGGCCCATGATTCACCGGATCGTCTTCGCTGACCGTGAAGTGACGGCAGCTTACACTGACGCCCGGTTCCGGGCGGCCTGCATCGCCTACGCCCGGCCGGAGCAGTTTCTCAAGCGTCAAATACATCTGGCGGCTGAACACCTTTCCCGGTCGCTGTTTGCGCAGCCTACGGTGGACCCAGCCGGCTGGCTCATTGATCGTTCCAAGACCAACTGCCCGGACGCGCAGGCGACCCTCTACACGACCCATCTCCGCAACCCGGCGATCTGGCCGTTCATGATGTCCACCGATCCCAACGGGGCGGTGACCGCCGCCCGGGCCGGATTTGACATGGCTGGCTCGCAGATGCGTGACGCGATGGCGGCGCGCAATGCCCACCTGATCGTCTGCCTCATCGAGTCCACCCGGCGCAACGAACACTGGCCGGAACTGGACAACGACTGGGTGCGCCAGCAGGTCCGGCAGATGATCGACCTGTTCGAGCCGCTGCGCCGAGTGCTTGAACACTTCGGTGTGTTCTACAACTACAAGGACATCGGCATCATCAGCGTGGCGACGGCTGCCCCGCACCTGGTCCACGGCCGGGACACGGACGCGATCCACGAGCACTATGCCGTGCAGGCCAAGGCTATCGCCCGTTCCCGGCAGCGCTTTGAGTTGCCGTTCTTTGGCCGGCTGGCCGTCCTGGCCGGTTGCTTGGATGACGCACGCATAGAGATTATGGGCGAGGATGTGACCGCCTTGATTCAACCGTTTTATGCCCATGCCCACTGAACACACCGAGACGGAACGTCTCATCGGTGCTGGCCATCGGCACGACCTGGAAGTGATCGAAGCGGTCGCTGAAGCGTGCCCCGGAAGTTACCGGGTGGTCCGTTGGTGCAAGGTTTGCGGGGCGGTGGTGGTGGACATTGATGTGGACAACCGCACCCAGCCCGGCGCGGTGATGAAGATGAAGTTCCCTGAGTTCCTGAAGGAAATTACATGCCGTCCCTCCTGACCGACGCCGAGAAGGCTACCCTCCGCTCCCGGATGCGCGGGACCGCCAGTTCTCCGACCACGCTGTCGGATGAAATGCTGTCCATTGCTCACGAGCTTTGTGCCATCCATGGCGACATCCGGGTGACGCTGGAAAAGAGCGGCATCCACTTCTACATGGCTTCCCCGGAGTGCCTGATGCAGGACGGCCGGACGGAACTGACCAAAAAGCACCTGGCCGTCAACGTGACCAAGGCAGTCGCTGGTGACAAGCTGTGTGCCATGTGCATGAAGACCGGCAAGCCTTACGGACTGCGCCAGCTTCTGCGGATGCGTCCGCTGGCCGACCGTGGATTTCCCATTCACGGCAAGGCCAAGGTGTCAGTGCCGGACATGGACCAGAGTAACTTGGAGCCGGATGCCAACGGCAACCTGGTGCCAAAGAGCCCAGGGACGGTGGTGCCGCTGGCGACGCTGCCGGCCGGGCATCCGGCGTTGATCTACTGCGCGGAGCGGCGGTTCGACCCGCTGGCGCTCGGCCGGCATTACCGCGCTGGTTTCTGCACCCAGCCCCGGACGGATGTGCATTACCGCCGGTTGGGGCAGGGGCTTTGCGCCTCACCCCATGGCCGGCTGGTGCTGTTCATCGTCCAGGATGGCGTGGTGGCCGGCTGGCAGGCGCGCATGCTGGAGTTGTCGCGCGACGGTGTCCGTTACCTCTGGCATCCCGAGGACAACTGCTGGCGGCCTTACGCCCAGGAAGTGCCTGGCGCCAAGCCGCAGATGCTGGATGGATGGGAGGAAGTGGACATCCCACGCTACCTGTTCTCCCGGGGCGGCAACCGCAACGGTTGCATCATGGGGTTGGATGCGGCCATGCAGGCATCGCAGACGGCGCGTGACCATCGGGGCCGTCGATTTGTGATCCTGTGCGAGGGTCCTCTCACTGCGGCCAGGTTCATACCTCACGGCGTGGCGTGTATGGGCAAGTATCTCAGCGTCGAGCAGATGGCGCTGCTGGCCAGCCGGTTCGACCGTGTGGTCTATGTGCCGGACAACGACAAGGCCGGCGAGGAATCGGCGGCGTCGTTTCTGGAGAACATGGCAGCGTTCCACGCTGGCACGTCAGTTGAGTTGGCGCGGCTTCCTGCGCGCATCAACGATGCGGCTGAGCTTTCTCCGTTGGAAGGTGATTTGCTGGTTTCACAGGTGCAGCGTTGCTGCGCGATCTTCATCCCATGAGCGAGTATTGGCACAACAACGCGGTGCAGTTCACTCGGCTGGTTGCTGAGTTGGAAGCCTGCGGGGCGTTCACCCCGCAGGTGATGCTGGATCTGTCGGAGAGCATGGATCTCACCCACGAGGAGATCTCGGAACTGGTGGACCGAGCGCAGACGGACTGGGAGGCGATCAAGAATCGGCACTGCCCTCCTTCGCAGCGTCCCGCATCCGGCGTGCGCCTCAGACTGACTGCCACCACGATTGGACCTCTACCTCAGTTTGATGAAGCATGAGCGATAATCTTGAAATCAGTGACGCCGAGTGGGAGGCGTCAGCCGCCGCCGTGGATGGACTGTCCTCGGCACCGACCCAGGCGGCTCCACCGCCGATGGTCCAGCCCGAGTTGCCGCCTGTGCCGGACGGCTGGGAGTATCCGCTCGACTTCGTCGGCTGCACGCCGCCGCAATCGCTGTGGCGCAGCCGGCGCATCGGCATCAAGTTCTACGAGAACCGCTTCGGCCCGCCTGAACAGGGGCTGATGCACCTGGCAGGCACGGGCACCAAGAAGGCCCCCGTGATGTTCATCAGCCCGTGCGCCCTCCAGGAGGAGCTTCGCACAGGCTACAGCAGCCAGCCGGCGTGCCTGAAGGGGGCACCAGGGAACCTGTTCCGCCGGAACCTCGGCCGGACTGGGTTCCAGGACGAGGACTGGTTCTACACCAACCTGGTCAAATACAACCTCCCCCGGCTCAAGCCCAAGGCCGCCGACATCCGCTGGAGCCTGCCCGCCCTGCTGGACGAGATCGAGGTCAACCGCCCCAAGATCATCGTCTGCCTGGGCAAGCCCGCCTTCGATGTCCTGCTGAAGCTCAAGCTCAAGGTGGATGACGTGCAGGGGGCCTTCTTCCGGAGCGAGGAGCACGACTGCCTCATCTACGTGATGGACGCCATCACCCGGCCCCTGCTGGCGCCGGAGTATCTGGAGCGGTTCATCACCGACCTGAAGCAGGTCAAGAAGGCCCTCAACGAGACGCGGGGCATCATCATACCCAAGGTGGCGGTGGAATACACCACCCTCACCCGGACGGAACACCTGGGCAACCTCCTGGCCGATCTCAAGCGCCAGCAGGTGCCCTGGGTGGCCGTGGATTCGGAGTGGCAGGGGCAGACCTACGTTTCAGGGCATCTCAGGCTGTTTCAATGGGCCTGGGCACCCGGCCGGGCTGCCGCCGTTCACTTCACGGACGAGAAGGGGAACTACCTCTTCGACCGCCCCGTGCCGGAGGTGGCCCAGGCGCTGAGCCCGTTCTTCAACGACCCCAAGCTGAAGTTCATTGGTCACTACGGAGCCGCCGACGCCGTGTGGATGCGCCACCACCTCAACATAGAGGTGTATCAGCGCTTCATGTTCGACACCATGTTCGCCCAGCACACCATCGACGAGGCCGCAGACCTTAAGCTGGAGCGGCTGGCGGTGCGCTACACGGACCTGGGACGCTACGACCTGGACCTGACCATCTGGAAGAAGCAGAACAAGTTCGACGAGGAAGAGAACGAGGGTTACGGCAAGGTCCCGGACGACATCCTGGTGCCCTACTCAATGCGGGACGTGGACTGCACGATCCGCTGCTTCCCCATCCTCCTCCACAAACTGCAGGAGCAGGGGCTGCTCGACTACTACTTCAACTTCTGCAACCCCTTCGTAACCGACGGGTTTGTGGAGTTGAGCGAGACGGGCATCCCCATCAACAAGGGTTACCTGGATGAGATGCGGGAGATCTTCATCCGCAACCGGGATCTGCTCAACGGCGAGTTCAGAAAGGCCGTCCATGCCGAGGCCCAGGGCAGCCTGACCTGCCTGCTGATGAACCACGGCAAGGACCCCATGCAGGGTCTGACGCTCTACCAGCAGTTGTTCGACCTACAGCGCGAGCACTACAAGGAACTGGGTTGGGAGGGCAACACCCTCTACCTCAAGCCGCTGGGACCCATGCCGGCCTCCGTGGAGTTCGAGGACGCCGTGGAGTTGCTCCAGGCGTTCATCGGCCCGGAGCGCTGGGCCAAGGTCATCCCCGTGTTCATGCACTGGTGGGAGTCCCCAGGGTTCGGCATCAACTCGGCGGAGCACCTGCGCCGGTGGCTCTTCGACGTGAAAGGGTTCACGCCGATCAAGACCACCAAGAAGGACGGCATCACCATGGGGTGGGACAGGGTATTGTCGCTCCCCAAGGACAAGCAGGCGGAATACACCCCCGCCGCCGACAAGCAGACGGTCAAGGTGTTCGCCGACAAGGACGCGATGGTGGGCCAGCTTCAGGAACTGAAGTCGGTCAACAACATCGTCAAGTCCTTCCTCCCCGGCGTGGACGAGGACGGCCGGGAGCGGGGCATCCACAAGTGGATCCAGCCTGACAACCGGGTGCACGCCAACTTCTCCCTCACGGAGACAGCGCGCCCCCGTGCCTGGAAGCCAAATATCTTGAACTGGCCAAAGTATGTGGCCAAGCCCATCGAGAAGGCGTTTGCCCGGCTCATGGCGCTGGATCCGGCCCTGAGCCAGAAGCCGACTTCGTTGAGGTCAGCCGCCGAGGCACCGGAGGGGTGGGCGCTGATCGACATGGACTTGCAGACGGCGGAGGTCGTGGCGCTGGCCTACCTCTCCGGCGACGAGAACATGATCCGGGTGCTTACCGAGGAGGACTCGCAGTTTGGACGGATTGACAAGAACAACCCGAAGAAGGTGGTGCGGCTGGGCTACAACGCGAACTCGGGTTATCCGCAGGACGCGTGGGACCACAGCCTGATTGTGGCGCCGGATGATCCGCGCCTGCTGCGCCGCGCTGATGGCTCCATCCTGCATCCCAAGCGCGATCTGCACTGGGAGTTTGGTGAGACGGTGGCAGGCAAGTCGCGCGAGAAGCTGGATGAGGAGGCGAGTCGAGGGGGTGTGGGGAAGGTCGGCAACTTTAGTATCCCTTATGGAGCCTCAGGAACTGCATTAGAGCGGCTCATTGAAGCGAACACCGGCAAGAAGCCGAACCTGGCACGGGCGACCGGATGATCCAGAGCTACGCGACCCGGTATCCGATTGCGCAGCAGTTTCTGGAGTGGATGGAGCGCCAGGTCACTGATCCCGGGTTCTACCGGGCACTCAGCGGGCGGGTGCGCCATTTTGCGGCTGGGCAGGTGATCGACCTGGAGGGGCTGTCTGAATATACCAAGAAGGGGATACTGCAGGGAGTGAACCGGCAGGCGCGTAATTTCCCAATGCAAAATTTGGTAGCAGACACTACAGGTAGTGCTCTTGTCAGCTTTTTGGCGGCAAGACGACGGCTCGGTCTGTCTGGTCGGGTGATGATGCTTCTCTACGATGCAATGACCGTGTTGTGTCCGTTGGATGAGTTGAAAGTAACTGTGCCCGTGCTGCGCGACTGTCTGACTGTGCTTAGACCCTGGGAAGCGCACGGGCGAAAGTTTCACTTCGATGTGGACGTGGCTGTGACCAAACGGTGGGGCGTGAAGCCCACCAAAGATCAGAAGGCAATCTTCGATCAGTGGATGGCATGATGACACCGTTGAACGAGGCGCAGGAAGTCCTGTTGGACATTGAGCGCTGTCTCGAAACTCTGTCGAACGCCGGATACTCCGGATTTGCCGGTGAAGTGAAGACCATGACGGAAAGGGCAAGGGCGCTGATTGCGCAGGCTGCCGAGCCGGTGGTGTTGGTGATGGTTGCCGATTCAGAAAGTTCGGGGTTGCCATCGCTACCCCGGCTGTGGTTTCTTGGATCTACCGCGCGCGTGAAGGCGGCGGTCGTCATCCAGGACGAGAAGGCCGGCAGCAGTTTTCATGTGATGACTGCTGCGCCGGTAGTCAGGAAAAACGAGTTGTTCGAGGTCGCTTGCGACCTGCTGGCCTCCGAAATACAGAAAGGCACCGTGCCATTGGCGTCGGTGCAGCAGATCCTACAATAACTATGCCCGCTCTAATTACTGGTGGCGCTCAGGGTGAGTCCGAGCGCCGTGGTTCGTCTCCGCTGGTGCATCCGGGAATCCCGATGACCGAGTTGGTGGTGAAGCGTCAGACGACGCTTCGCCTGTTGCCGTCGCACGATTACAGTCTCGATACGTCGGACCCTGCGTTCAAGCGCAGCGTGCTGCCCTATCGCGACATCACCAATCCGGACAAGGACGGACACGGGAGTTTCACCTCCTGGTATTTCGCCCTCAAGGTGCACCGCTTCGTCGGACGGACCGGTCGCACGTTCGTGTCGCCGCTCACGATGGTAAAGAACGGCGACCGGGCCGGCACTGATCCGATCCTGGAGTGCTGGTTCTCAGCCCGGCGCAAGGACAGTCCGCAGCACTGGCAGGTGCTCGCTAACAAAGGCAAGGACGCGGCCGGCAAGGAGACCAAGCCGGCGCTGCAGGGACCACGCGGTCTGTTCGTTGCCAACGCCGTGGTCGAGAACAACGGTCGGTGGTTCAATTCTCTGGTGTCTGGTTCGGAAGGCTCGCTGATGGATCTGAAGCGGACGCTGAACATGAAGCGCCCGTATGACTGTCCGGAGCGTGACCCGAAGTGGCCGCAGTATGTGCTCGGTGATGTCACCAGCCTGGAGTCTGGGCTGGTCGGCACGGCGGCACCTGGCAACATCGGCGACGCGATGGAGATGACCACGTCCGTCATCTCCTTCGCCCGGTCGCGCGATACCAACATTGGTGCTCGTCCCTGGCCGCTGAATCCCGCCAATCCTCAGGATCTGGCGTTGATCGAGGGTCGGTTCACGATCGGCGATGTTGACAAGGTGCTGCGGGTCTGGAGCGCCGAAGAGATGTTGGAGTTCATGGTGGCGGATGGTTTTCTGCCCTACGACCTGATCGAGTCGGCGTGCAGCCTCTACTGGAAGGTTCCGGCGTATCGTCAGCCGGTCATCTCGACACCGCCGGCCGCGCAGCAGAGTGCTCCGGTGTCTGCTCCTCCGGCGCCTGCTGCCAATCCGCATCTGAACGCCATGTTTTGGATGTCGGTTGGCGGTGCTGCGGCTGAGCATGTGTCTGGCGCTGTCGTGCAGTCTCGGGTGAGCGCCGGCACGGCGAACATTCAGGTGTTTGCACAGGGTGATACGGTTTGGCGTAAGCCGGCCGACTTCGGCTTTGTGGCTCCTCCGCCTCCGCGTCAGGATGATGTGCCGTGGGGTGCTGCTCCGCCGACGCCTCCGGCGCAGCAGTTCGTTCCTCCGCCGCAGGCGGCTCCCCAGCCGGCT